GAAATGAATTTCCAACCGAGGATTTTTATATGTGCCCTATTCGTAGTTGGTTAACTCAATACGATTATGTTGTTGAAGAAGACGAAAAAATTAATAGTAACATTCTTCGTTTTGAAAACTATGATGAGGACATAAATTTATATTTTAATTTAAAACATAATGTGACACCTAGTAATGTTACAGGATACGATATATCTTACAGGGATATATACACTAAAGAAACTATACAGATTGTAGCCGATTGGTATCAAAAGGACATTGACCATTGGGGATTTGACTTTGATACAGGTGCAACGAGGAACTATTGGAATGCTTAAACAATTATTTGACAAATACAAGTGCGATAAGGGCACAGAGAAACATCATTACTATAAAGAGTATGAACCATACATGGAGTCTGTAAGAGAAGAACCTATCAATCTTCTTGAGATTGGTACGTTTAAGGCAGCTTCTACTCGTGCATTTCATGAATACTTTCCTAACGGAACAATTTACACTATTGATATCTTTACTCGCACCAATCCCAAAGACCTAGATATTCTGAGTGAAGAACGTGTCAAGTGGTTAAAAGCAGATTCTATGGACGCATCTCTTGGTACGAAAATGAGGAATGCGTGGGGTGATGTCGAGTTTGATTTTATTATCGATGATGGCGCTCACTGGCCCGAAGCTAATCGACTGACCTTTGAGAACTGTATCCCGTTCCTAAAAGATGATGGAACATACTTTATCGAAGATATATGGCCTATGCATCGTATGAGTCAAGCAGAGTTACAACACCCTTGGATTCAGAATAGATTAGACCTGTATGACATGTTGAAACATAACCGTCTTATGACTAAACTCTCAGAATATAGTCACAAGACATACGATAGACGCAAGGAAACTAAGTGTGGTGACACTTATATTATAGCGGTAAATAAATGATAAAGACAATTCTATTTGACCTAGACGGTGTTCTGGTCAGTACTAAGAAAATACATTTCGATGCTTTGAATGAAGCGTTGGATAAGTTTGGTTATCCACAAATAACAGTAAAGGAACATCTATCTAAGTATGACGGTCTGACTACAGAAGATAAGTTGGAAAGGCTGGGTGTATCGAAGGACGTGATTGATAAACTTCAAATACACAAACAATCTGTCACTTACTACAAAATGAACACTATCAAACCGAACAAGGACATTACTGAAGTCTTTGGTAAACTTAAAGAACTTGGATTTACTATTGGTATCTGTTCTAATGCTATCGGTAAGACTGTACAAAAATGCGTAGAGATGTTACAACTTGATGAGTATGTGGATGTTGTTCTGAGTAGTTACGATGTTACCAACCCAAAACCACACCCTGAGATTTGGTGGAATGCAATGATAGGTTTGGGTGTACATCCTTCTGAGTGTATCATCATCGAAGATTCTCCGACAGGATTGATGTCTGCATATTCTAGTGGTGTACCTGAACATCAAATTCTACGAGTTAGTTCTCCCGAAGATGTTACTCTAAGTTTGGTTGATAGAATTCAAAATGGCAAAAATACGACACTTAAATGGGTTGACCCAAAGATGAACGTATTGATTCCTATGGCGGGTGCGGGTAGTCGATTTGCAAAAGCTGGATATAGTTTTCCCAAACCTTTGATTGATGTCAATGGTAAACCAATGATTCAGACTGTGGTCGAGAACCTTGGTATTGATGCAAACTATATCTTTATTGTACAGAAGGAACACCGAGAAAAGTATAACTTAGACTCTATGTTAAATTTGATTGCACCAAACTGTAGAATCATTGAAGTAGATGGTGTTACCGAAGGTGCAGCTTGCACGACATTACTTGCAGAAGAGTATATTGCCAATGAACAACCACTGATTATTGCAAACTCTGACCAATGGGTAGATTGGAATCCAATTGAGTTTATGTATAAGATGCAAGAACTAAACGCAGATGGTGGTATTGTTACTTTTAAAGCAACACACCCTAAGTGGAGTTATGCAAAAGTTGATAATGATGGCATGGTAACCAAGGTTGCCGAAAAAGACCCAATCAGTGATAATGCGACTGTTGGTTTCTATTACTGGAAACGTGGTGAGGATTATGTTGAGTCTGCAAAAGATATGATTGCTATGCAGAAACGAGTGAACGGTGAGTTCTATGTGTGTCCTGTATTCAATCAGGCAATTCTAATGGGTAAGAAAATCTTTATTCATGAAGCATCTGAGATGTGGGGACTTGGTACACCCGAAGACCTAGAGACATACTTACGTGGTTGCTAATGAAGATTGCATTGTGTCTATCGGGTAGATGGAATGAGTTTTGTGATTCAAAGTGGGTAGAACGTTCGAGGGAAATTCTTCCTCACGATAAGATGTTCACTGGTTTATGGAATGGTCAAAGTGCGGTGGATACCACCGTAGATTTCTATTTTGATGAACCCGAAAACAAATATCATCCTGTATTTGATACTGAAGCCTATCCTGATGATGCGTCTCGTTTAAGACGGGATATCTTTCCTAAACTACTTAAAAATGCCGAAGAGGGAGACACTAGTCATAGTCAGTTGAAACACGCACATGCATCTGCGAACTGGCACAAACAGATTCTCATACACAATGAGATGATGAAGTCAGTACCACAAGAATACGATATGATTATTCGTACACGATTTGATGTAATAGTATCTGACCAATTACCTTGGGATGATATTATCAAAGATGCATACGAAAGAATAATTCCGAAAGGATTCAATTGTATGAACTACTATGGCACTCATGACTTCAATAAACTTAAAGGTATGAGTAAGGAGACTACTTACTATATCAATGATGCGTTGATAATCCATCCAAGAGAGTGTTGGGATACGGACTTAGTGGATTCTCTATATAAGGATAAGAAGTTAAAAAGTGCAGAAGAGGGATGGTATCAAATACTATCCGAACCCTTTGGATTTTATCATGAGAGTTATCATGGTGGATGTTACCTATCAGAGAGATGGGAGTATGTGAGAGATGTTGATGAAAGCCTTCATAATTAGTATGATAAACAACCATGAGTCCACAGTTGCGACTCGTATGGTTATTGAATCTATTAAGAAAACTAAAAGTAAATTAGAACCAATTATTCTACCCGCAACTACGCCTATGACAATAGGTGACGGAATGGAGTCTTTGGAGATGTCTGGTATAGCTTGGACATATCCTTTGGACGAACACCAAGACGGTCTTGATATGAAAACAGGCCTGCGTCTTACTCATTACAAAACTGCGAACCATCCAAATCGAGTTGCGTGTATGATATCTCATATGAGATGTTGGCAGAAAGCAATCGACCTTGATGAGACCATTGTTGTACTGGAACATGATGCACTGTTTGCCAGACAATTAAAACCTAATGACTTGACAGAAGAGTGGAAAGGTGGTATAATAGGGCTTAATGACCCAAGAGGTGCAACTAGAAGGTCTCAAGAGTTTCATAGAAAAGTATCATCATTCGTTGGCCTACAACCAGTTCCTAGTGTAGATGACTGGGACGTACCCCAAGGTCTTGCGGGTAATTCCGCATATATGATATCACCCAAGGGTGCTAAGAAACTACTAGATAAGGTGAAAGATATCGGAATGTGGCCTAATGATGCATTGATGTGTAAACAGATGTTTCCGTGGTTACAGGTTGTGTATCCTTATTATACAACTATACAGAGGGGGTTGAAGTCAACCACAACACAATGAAAGCATTTGTAATTACAATTAAAGACAATCCACAATCATTAAAGGTTGCGGAACGTTGTATCGAATCTGGATGGAGACATGAACTTCAAATTAAAATGTTTGATGCCATTACTCCTAAAGATAATCCTGTAGAACTATTAAAGACAAGGGGTATTGACCCCGTACAATTTGATGAGAAGTATTCTCGTAACTTGAATTGTATTTCGGCATTCCTATCACACTACGCATTGTGGGAAGCCTGTTCCAAGGGTAACGAGAACTTTGTTATCTTTGAACATGATGCCGTGATGGTGGCACCACTACCATTTGTGTTTCCTAACTATGTGATGAATATGGGAAAACCATCTTACGGTAAGTGGAACACTCCACCAATGTTAGGGATTAATCCGTTAACAACTAAACGATATTTTCCTGGCGCTCATGCGTACATGGTGACTCCAGCTGGTGCAAGACTATTGGTGGAGAATGCGCCACTGTATGCAAAACCAACTGACGTTTATTTAAATCTGACCACATTCCCTTGGTTACAAGAGTGTTATCCTTTCGTTGCAGAAGCTAGAGATACTTTCACGACTATTCAAGTTGAAGAAGGTTGTAAAGCAAAACATAATTGGAAAGAAGGATATGAAATCATCGATGCGTGAAGTATTTTTAACAGGGTGTGACGTAAACACCGAATGGCAATTGCCGTGGTTTATTAAGAAGTATAGAGAACACAATACGACTCCAATTATTTGTGCTGACTTTGGTATGAGCAAGGACGGTCGTAAACTTGCAGAAGAACACTTTGATTTGGTTATTGGTATCATGAGTGAAGCACAAGGGTGGTTCAAGAAACCTCGTGCAATTCTGGACGCAACCAAACTAGATGATGTTGAAAAGGTTTGTTGGTTGGACACTGATTGTGAAGTTACCGATGACATCTCAACTATTTTTGATTTGACCGAAAAGGGTAAACTGGGTATGGTCAAAGACAGGCCTTGGTCTACTCGTAGAGATGAACTTGGAGAATGGTATAACTCTGGTGTAGTCGCAGTAGAAGGAACGCCTAATATCCTACGTGCGTGGGCAGACGAATGTATTCGCAATCCTGTACAGGGTGACCAAGAGGTTTTATATCTTATGATGGGTGGTGATGCCCTCAAGAAGTTATCATGCATTCAACCTATACCACACTCATATAACACTTTAAGATTAGACTACATAGATAACATACAAGTAAAGAATCCAAAGATTATCCATCACACGGGTAAGAAGGGTAATGAAGTAATAAGGAGTCAAATGAATGAATTATCTAATTGAAGCATTGGTTAAAAAACTAGAAGGTGAGATTGCGGTTGCACAAGCAAACATTACGGTGTACCAAAAGAATCCTGCTGGTATCGGAGAACACTCTGATATCGTAGAAGCGATTGAAGTGCAAATCGGTAAGATTGCAGAAGCAGAAGATAAACTCAATGTTTGTCTTGAACATTTTGGATTTGGAAAAAGGAATGCATGAATACAGAACAAAAGTAGTACGTGTCGTTGATGGTGATACCGTTGACGTTGACATCGATTTAGGTTTTGGTGTCTGGTTAAGAAAAGAACGTATTCGCTTACTTGGTATCGACACCCCCGAATCACGAACACGTGATAAAGTTGAAAAGAAATATGGATTGGCTGCAAAAGCATTCCTCAAGAAAGCTTTAGGAACAACCCCTATTCTTAAAACAACAAAGGATGGTAAGGGTAAGTTCGGACGTATCCTTGGTACATTTGTTGTTGAATATGACGATGGTAGTCGGATTGATATCAATCAATATTTGGTTGACAATTACCATGCAGTAGAGTATAATGGACAATCTAAAGAAATTATTAAAGACCAACATTTGGCAAATAGAGAATTAGTACAACTATGAAAGTATTACACAACAACGTCCTAGTGACACAAGCAGAAGTTGAAGAGAAAACCGCAGGTGGTATTATCCTATCGGGTGATGTCACGTCTGGTAATAAGCCAGCAATCGTTATCGCAGTTGGTGATACGGTTGAGGATATCAAACCCAAGAACAAAGTATTTCTTGACTGGAGTAAATCCATGCCAGTAGAGATTGATGGTTTGAAGTGTGCGGTAATAAACCAATTAGATATTAAGTTGATTGTAGAGTAAAACATGAGAGTTAATGTTCTAGGTAATGGTGACCATGCGGGAATCTTTAAGAGAGGAACGCCAGGCAAATTGTTGATTTGCAATATGCCCCCATTTGAAATTCCTCGTAGTGAAGTACACGCAACTTGTATGGTTGACTTCAAGATGATGAAGGCACTTCAAGAGGGTCGCATCAAACTGGACATGTATGATTGGGTATTGGGTCAAAGACCTAAAATCTGGATGGAACAGTCTGGAACATTCTATATGAAATACTCACATCTTATCAAGGGATTCTATACTCATATTCCCCCATATGCGGCAGGAAAGGGTGACCCCAAGATGGCTGCAACTAACTTCAATTGTGGCCACATGGCAGTCCATTATGCATGTGCAAAGATGAGGGCTACCGAGGTTCACATCTATGGGTTTGATAGTATTTTTGATATGAACCTAGAGAGTTTCACTGACCTACTTCTAGAGTCAGACCGCAGTACTGGTAACACTGTTAGACTCGCAAACAACTGGAGACCCATATGGACTAATATGTTTAAGGAGTTTCCTAATGTTGAGTTTAATCTATACCACTCTCATAATAACATCAAGATTCCTATTGGTGACAATGTAAAGATTCGTGCAAAAAGAACTTGACAATTTATATCAAGACTGATATAATTATTAAATGATTGGGAATACGACTTATGGTGAAACTGGATATCATACGAGTCTTCTAAACTTGGGTTCAAGGTTCGAGTCCTTGTAGGTCGGCCAATCAATCACTGCCTCCGTAGTTTAACGGATAAAACGATGCGCTACGAACGCATAACTCGTGGTTCGATTCCATGCGGGGGCGCCAAACTTAGGTTCTTTTCTTCTTTTCTCTTTCTTTCTTAATCCAAGATTTTGCTTTGGCATTCTCTGGTTCTTTATCTAAGAACTTCCGAACATCTTTGTATGCACGGAGAGTCTCTTTCTGGTAATCCTTACCTTCAGAGTTATCAACAATTAACATATTCTTTTTACCAAAGAAAGTCTGGAATGCACCAATGTTCTTTTGAACAGTCTTCCAGTAGTTTGTAACTTCCTTCTCACCAATAGTACGGTCACGTGCTTTATCACGTGCAATTGCAGTATCAAGGTCAGTGTTAACAAATATCATTGCGATATCATAACCCAAGTCTTTCATTGCCTTTGCTTGTTTCTTGACCTTATCAAAGTCTTTACCTGTACCATCAACCACAACACCAAGTCTACCCATAAGGTATAGTGCTTGTTTTTTACCTGTGAGCGCTTTTGCACGACCACGGATATCTTGACCTTGAACTGAGAAGATATTTTCAGGAGACATTTCCAGTCCTGCTTTCTTCATTGCAACTTCATAGGCATCGTCTGAGTTTATAACTTTCAAACCAAGTGCGGGAAGACCAGTCTTACCTACGATGAATGATTTACCAGACCCAGGCCCACCAGCAAGGAAAACTGCTTTGAAAATAGCGGGGTCATCAACACCCTCTGTTATAAACTTTTTAAACTTAATCATTAGTATACCTTGAATTCTTTTCTGATTACTTCGGACAGTCTTTGTAGGATAACGTCTAGGTTACCTATAGACTCTTCGTTTTCTTGTAAATGCGACATAGTATGTATGGTATTATTTATATGTTCTGATATCTCAGACATATCTTTTGTGTCACCCGTAATTCTGAGTTGAGTTGCAGGTAAAGGTGTACCGTCAATGACTGATTGGGCTAGGTCTCCACCATCATGACGAGTTTCGTACAAGTCGATTAGGTCAAACCCGATTGTACAAACTGGAGAGAAATCCGTCTTTATATCGTTTGCTTCAAAAGTCTCGTCCGAATTCATCGGAATGCCTGCTAAGAAGACTGCGTCAAATTTTATGTCATCTGGAACGTCAACCATATAGGTACTATCTCCCATGACATATGGTTTGTTCGCAGCAATTCGATTTACATTGAAATGTCTCATTAAACTTCGTGCGAAACTTTGATGTGTTTCTGAATATGCGACATATACGTTGGTCGATACCGAAAAGTGTTTATTAATTATAGGCCAAATATTACTCTGTACGTTAGGCATAATTCTATCAACAGTATTGTCCCATAGACTTGGGTAGTTACTGTCTCTAAACGAAGGCACTACCAAAACATTATTGTATCTTAATCGCACAATAATATTGTTTATAATAATAGACCACATTATCATCGCATTGATACTGTCTTGTTCTACAGTATAATCATAGGTGGGGTCAGATGCCATGAAATCTTGTATCTTTTTCCATAGACTTCCATAACTATTTTCGTCAAGTAACAATGCTCTTGTTTTACTATCGGTCTTTTCGATGAAGACATCGTATAAATTATTCATTAGTACACCTTATAATATTCATTCACGTTTTCGAGATTCAATGCAAGTCTATAAAACAATAGTTGTTGTCTCAGGTTTTTCATATAACCAGCACTAGTTACAAGACGAGTTGTTTTATCATAAACTTTTGTTGGAGTGTTTACACACTCAATGACTCTTTCTATGTGGTCTTCTAAATTGTCTGCACCACCCTTGAGGTCTCTTAAATCGTTACGATATATATCAATTAGGTCAAAAGTAGATGTACAATATCTTGCGAATTTCTTTTTAACATCCGAAGCTTTGAAACTACCTTTCTTGAATGATTCTGAACCAAGAAGAACTACTACATCAAATTTCTCGTCAGTCTTAATTTTAAAATCACCATCAACTCTGAAATGACCATCAACATCTATGGTATCAACTCCAAACTTCTCATAGATTGGTTTGAAGAAATTAGTACCACCTTTGGTTGAAGTGACCGTCATCTTACCGTCACTTTCGTTAAACTTATGAACAATAGGTAAGAAATGGTCACCCGCACTTTTAACCGCTCTGTAGTTACGGTCTCTCAATCGGTCATACACCGAGTCTTCGAATGAAGTCACCACAAGGATGTTACTGTATCCACCGCAACACAATAGTGCATCAACGATACTTGCGTCAGTGATAAGTGTTGTGAAGTCAGTTACAGTTATACGCTTATTGTTAAAACGATTAAAGTCGCCCAACATACTTATCAATCTTTCTTTCGCATCAAGATTAATGATGTTACTTTGCTTGCCATTCTTGGGTTGAGTGCGGTATAATAACATTACTTTGTACCCTGATAAATTGTCTGTATATGGTCTTCAAACTGTTCAATCTTCTCAAGACGGTTAGGCCACAAGATATATTCCTTTTCGGGGTTTTGTTTGAGATTGTTCAATAGGGGTTGAACCGCATTGTACAGTTTGTCCAGTTTATCTTGGGTTTCGGACACAGAAGTAGACACGTTGGCGACTTGGGACTGTGCTTGTTGCACTGCCTCCAGTTCGTTCTCGTCTACAAGGGTAAACCCAAAATCGAATAGTTCGTTACTCATAGTTCTATTTATACCTCATTTAAATTAAATAACGCTTGACAAAGCATGTTTATTCATGTATAGTGTATTTATATAGTAAGGAGATGAAGATGCAAACCTTTCACGGTTCAATGAAGTATGATATTCATGGTCGCAAACGTAAGACCAATGCATGGAAAAAGACCCCCAAACATAACCCCGAATTTAAACCTCTTGAAAGTTACTCTATAGGTAATGGTGAAGACCATCGTAAGAAGTACCCGTCAGCTAGTGAAATGGGCTATGTCCCACAAAAAGACAACTCTTACAAACTAGAAGAGTCCAAGAAGTTTACTGTCGCACCCGCATACAATAAAGGTGCATACCAAGTCATCCCCCGTGGTGATGTTAAACATATAGGAAAATGATTATGGAAACTCCCTTATTAAACCCCGATACTCGCACTAAATTTGAGGTGTTTGCTCGTGATATGTTTCTAGAAAATTGTTCAGAACGTGATACGTTCAAAGAACCATTGTTGACATATGACGAATATGTCGAAAAAAACATGAAGTTTTTGCTTGACAAATTCAGAGAACTCTGATATAATACTTGTATTGATAATGAGAAAGAGGTGTATGTATGATTACTTTTGCAACACAAGAACGGATTGACGTTCTAAAAGAAAAATTTGATGAGTTGACCGAAGGTATGGATAATTGGAAGATGCCTATTGATACGGTAGTTCCAATCCGTGAACTGGATGATTATCGTGACGCATGTGAGTGGTTTACTGGTTCCAAACTTTATGTTGTCAAACAAGTGAATGAACCAAACTTTGGAGACATGCGTGTAAAAGCGAAGGGTTATTATAATGCAATCGGAAGTTAGAGAAATGAAGGGTGGGTGTATGGTCGAGAAATTCGACATGCCTGGAGTAGACGGTTACCAACTCGTTTATAAATTTGATAATGATTATGGCGCATCTGTAGTCAAACACAACTTCTCTTACGGCGGTGAGAAAGGCCTGTATGAACTTGAAGTGCTTGACAAAGATGGTGGGTTATGTTATGATTCACCAATCACTGAAGATGTAATTGGGCGTCTTACAATGGGTGAAGTCGATAAATTACTTGTGGAGATATCACACCTATGAATATATTTCACTTAGACAATGACCCTAAGATTGCCGCAGAGATGATGTGTGACAAACACGTGGTCAAGATGGTCACTGAGTACGGTCAGATGTTGTCTACCGCACATCGTGTACTAGATGGTGAGTTGTATACCGACAAGACCAAGAATGGTCGTAACATCAAACGGTGGAGACTGAGGGGGGCTGCACAAGAACGTGACTTGTACAAAGCATCACATGTCAATCACCCATCTAACATCTGGACACGTGAGAACGATAAGAACTACCGATGGTTGTTCAAACACTTCCAAGCAACCGCAAAGGAGTATGAGAAACGATACGAACGTGTTCATGCTACCTACGATAAGTTAGGTGGTTATCTGTGGTTTGCGCCACGCAACATTAAACAAGTCGTAAGACTAACAAGATTCGCACAAGCAATGCCTGAGTATTGCAAACGTGAAGACCCAGTAGAAGCATACCGTTTCTACTATATAAATGAGAAGGTAGAATTCGCAAAGTGGAAGAACGTTGAGACACCTCAATGGTTTTCTGAAGGAGTCGCTTAATGACTATGCCCGATGAACGGTATCATGCCCTCAAGAGAACTGCAACCTTTCTAAAAGAATTGCAGAACCCTAGAGGTATATACAAAAGAGATAACATGACTGAGATACGTAAGATGGCATCAAGTTGCCTTCGACACTACCCTTGGGATATGTATCTAGAAGACCTTGCGGAAATTGCCCCTCATATATTGGAAAATAAAGAGACCCTTAATAATGGAGAATGAAATGACTTATGAAGAAATCGTTAACACCTTACGTGAAGGTGTCGTGAACTTGTCTTTTACAAAAGTAAAGGACGGTGGAGTTCGTGAAATGAGAGCAACCTTGGTATCTGATATGATTCCAACGGACAAAATGCCTAAGACCGATGCAAACGCAAACACTGAAAAGAATCAACTTGCAGTGCGTGTATTTGATTTGGATATTAATGACTGGCGTTCATTCCGTGTAGATTCGCTCTTGACTTTTAGTGCAGTATAAGTTATACTATATAATATATGGTCAAGAAACTAACACCACAAGAGAAAGCAAAAGCAACTAGAGAAGCCAAGAAACAGGCGAGTCTAGATGCTCTTGGTTTCGAACGTAAGAAAGTGAAACGTACACGTAAACCTATGTCTCCTGAACAGAAGGCAGCGGCAGTCGAACGTCTTGCTAAAGCACGTGAAGCTAGGGGTGCAGACGGTAGTAAGTCTGTCCACAAGGACATTAGAGATTTACCCGAAGACCATTTCCTGCATTGGAAGAAAGTTAAACAATGGTTGAAATCCAACCAAGATGAACTGAAAGCAATGAGGTCGTACAAGACCTCTAAGGTTTCTAAGGAGCGAGCAGAATACCAAGACCTAGAAACATATGTCTCAAATATGAAAAAGTATTTGGCTAATGGTATATGGATGGACTTTCGCTATGGTGAGAAAAGGGAATCTAGAATTCAAAAAGTGTGTGTTGCAATGGCATACCATGATGACGGAACACCAAAACGTCAATACAATACATGGTATCCTGATATCGCACAAGTCTGGACTCCTGAACTTGAAGAAGAGTTTGCAAAAGATGAAGAATATGTAAGTTCCTTCAAGGTAAATATTCGTACAAACGAAGAGGTCGATGATGGCGAAAGTTGATATGATTATGGGTGGGGTAGATTCTTCGGAAGAAGAGTCCAACTTCATGAACAAAAAGAAATTTACCCGTATGGTTGAAGATACGGTTAGAACAAAATCTATGTCTTACATGGATACGGTTGTTTATCTCTGTGATGAAAACAATCTAGAAATTGAGGATGTGAAGAAATATATCACAGTCTCGATAAAAGAGAAAATTGAGTTGGAAGCAATGAAACTTAACTTTCTCACCAAGGGTGAAGCTCTCCCTATTGATAAATAAAAGAGTTGACAAAACCTTTTGATTATGATACAATGAATACTCAAAATACTACTAATACGCAAATATACGGAGAATACAATGTCTTTTGCAAATCTAAAAAATAATCGGACTGATGTGTCCAAACTCGCTAATGCCGCCTCAGAAATGTCTGGTGGTAAGCAAACCAATAACAAATACGAAGATACTCGTTTCTGGAAACCTACTGTAGATGACAGTGGTAACGGTTACGCAGTTGTTCGTTTCCTTCCTGCCGCAGAAGGTCAAGAACTACCTTGGGTACGTTACTTTGACCATTTCTTTAAAGGCCCTACTGGTCAATGGTATGTTGAGAAGTCTCTGACTACTCTAGGTAACAATGACCCAGTGAGTGAATATAACTCACGTCTCTGGAATTCTGGCATTGAGGAAGACAAAGAGACTGCACGTAAACAGAAGCGTAGACTTCACTATGTTGCAAACATCATGGTCTTGAGTGACCCATCTAATCCTGCAAACGAAGGTAAAGTATTCCTTTACGACTTCGGTAAGAAAATCTTTGATAAGGTTATGGATAAGATGCAACCTGAGTTCCCAGGCGAAGAACCAATCAACCCGTTTGATTTCTGGTCTGGTGCTGACTTTCAGTTGAAGATTCGTAACGTTGCTGGTTACAGAAACTATGATAAGTCTGAGTTTAAATCAGCTGCTCCACTATTGGAAGCGGATGAGACTAAACTAGAAGCAACTTATAATCAGTTACATGATGTGTCTGAGTTTGTTGCACAGTCTTCATACAAGTCTTATGATGAACTCAAGCAACGTCTTGAAGTTGTTCTTGGTCAATCGACTGGTCAAGGTTCTACGGTGAAGAATGATTCTTTGACACAAACTGCGGAAGTGGTTAGTTCAAAGGAACAAGAACCGCAAGTTATTGCGTCTGCACCTGAACCAAGAATCACCGCATCTACGGATGAGGATGATACGTTGTCATACTTTGCTAAGTTGGCTGCTGAGGACTAAAAGAATCCTTGCCTTAGGATAAACCGTTATGGTTATAGGGTCTCTTCGGAGACCCTTTTTTTATGCTACTCGGTCTAGTTGGTCTACCGCTGGAGTCGGGTCAGACACTAAGGAGTTGTTTGTTGTATTAGAGGTTGTTGACCTACTTGAGGCATCAACAACAGCAGTAGATGAGGCACTAGACTGTTGTTTCAGTTCTGCGTTCTGGCTAGACTGATTATTAACTTCTGCATTTCTTACAGGGCCAAGACCCAACGCAGAGTTAACCTGATTCATCGTTGCGGTAATCTCTGGAACTTTAAGTGATGGGTCAAGAATACCTTTCTTAAAGTCAATTTTTTTGTTAAAACCTGCTGTTTCAAATTCGACTTGACCACCATTTGCCAGTCCACCCAATAGAGCAGGAAGATGACCAAAACTATCTAACATACCTTCGATGTCTATTGAACCAGACCCGATGTTGATACCAGACATCTTTTGCAGTGCATCTGCCATTCGAGTGAGACCACGAGATGCCTTATTGATTTCAGTCTCTCTGTCAGCAATTGACAACATTTGTTCTATAGGTGATTGACCACCAGTCATGAAGTTCAGAATACCAGAAGCTGCATTTGCAAGAGAGGATACAAAGTTACCTGCGCCAAATACACCGAGACCAGCACCTAATGATACCATAGCGTCTCTTACATTATTCGCCCTTGTCAACATATTAGAGGAGTCTTCTCCACCAATAGACAAAAGTGTGTTTACTTGGTTTTTAGTTTTTTCTGCAAAGTCATCCTTTGAGAAGAAGTCGCCAAGTGCTTTAACTACTTGACCGCCACCAAACACAGCAAGACCAACACCAAGACCACCTAATGCGAGAGCAACAGCGCCTCCCTCTGCCAACATTCCTAGAGCGCTCTTATCGAGACCTTCGGGAATACTTAACAGTGTGAGTACTTGGTCTTTTACTAATTGTGCATCAAAATCTATTAATTGTGTGATACCACCAACACCAGTACCAATACCAAAAGCGGCCAGACCGAGACCTAGTCCAGTCATAACAGGAGCAAATGCAGTTAACCATGCGGCATCACCAATACTACCTACGTGTTCGCCGATGGATAGTAATGTGCCAACTTGGTCTTTTACTTTATGTGCATCAAAATCTATTAATTGTGAGACACCAGTAATCCCAGCACCAATACCGAATGCCGCAAGACCAAGACCCAATGCCATCATTGCGGGTTTGAATAACGCAAGTGTTACAAGTTTAGGAGCGTCTAGTGATTCACCGATACTCAATAAGGTTAGAACATTTTTCTTTGTGGTCTCTGCCCAGTTACCTTGGTCAAACTTATCTAATATCCCTTGAGTCATACCAGCGATACCACCACCAGCAGAGAAGTATACTAAACCAGTTGCAATTTGTTTCATTGCAGTAGGAAATGCAATAAGAGTGGCCAACTTGGCCAAGTTCATCTCATCACCGATACTGAGTAGACTCAGAACATTCTTTTTGACCTTCTCACCATCAATCAGACCAGACGACATAAGACCAGCAACAGCAACAATCGCAAGGATGCCGATACCAGCACCTTTTGCTAGACTGCCAAGCATACCACCGAATCCCTTGACCTTCTTGCCAAGAGAACTCATGAGGTTACTAGGAGCGTCTTTTGCTGTCTGTAGTCCTGCCTTTAATGATGATGGTAGATTTGCAAGTTTCTTAAAGAGACTTTTTCTTTCTATCTCTTCTTCTTTCTTATCACCCCTTTCACTCTGGTCTCTTTTTTCTGCATCCGTACCCATACCAACCAAACTATCTAATAGTGTATTGGTTTCCTTGGCAATACTCACCTTTTCTACATTATAGTTTGTATCTTGAGTATGGTTTTCTTTGAGCGTGTTGATTACTTTCCTCAGAAGGTTCTTCTGAGAATCGCTGTCTCTACCTGCCCCTTTTGCGGGATGCATTTCCTCGGCCATCTATCTACCCTGTTGTTGTTTCATTTTTTCGTTCTCTTCTTTAATATAATCAGTAAGAAGAGAAACATAAACTTCCCTTTCCCACGGTATCATCATTTCTAGTTCACCTAAACCATAGTGATGATGTTGCATTAACGAAAAATTAGTTTGATAATAATTAATCAAACTATCATGGGAAAGGTTTACTAAAAAAAATCAGTAAAGCCTGATAACGTATGTTTATTTTCTGTGCCACATTCGTTACAATCAAACTCAATTTCTTTGGTTAATGTTGGAATAGTCGAAACAAACTCGCTAACTTTTTTGAACTGGTCACCAGTCATAGAGTCAACAAATTCATATAATTCCTTTTTCGACACATCACTTGCATTCATCTGTTCTTCTTCAGTCATAATACTTTTAATACTATAGACAATTAATTCAATCAATTGTTCGGTCTGAGACATACCTTCTTTCATGTTCATAAGAACAGAAGCTGACGGGTATCCCATCTCAATACTAATGTCTTCTTGAAGTTCGATGGTCTGTACTGGATTATCCATCTCAATTTCAATGTCATCAATATTAATTGATACTTCGTTTGCAGTCTTACACTCAGAACAAGAAACGTTTAGATTACTACGTTCTCCGACTGACTTACTACGAAGTTTGGTAAACATATACTCAACATCAAATGTAGTGAGTTCTTGTTTATTAATTTTATCGTCAACACACACTTCAATTGTATCAATGATTGCCTTCATCGCTTGAACAGTATCTTGACTCTCAAACGCCATAAGAAGAACCTTCTCTTCTTTTACCAAGTATGGACGGAATCTTACCGTCTGTTGTTTCGATGGAATTACCATCTCATACTTTGGGTTACTATTTAACTTAGGTAATGCCATTATATTCTCCAAATGTTATAAAAATTTCCTAATCAGTTCACCAGCAAGACCTTCAATGAAATCATTTTCTACGCTGTCACCTTTTTTAGACTTCCAGTTCTTGTACGATAATTGTACCGACACTTCAAGTAACTGTCCGTCATCACTCAACTCAATTGAATTCAATGTTGTTGGGTATGCCTTATCTAGGACTAAAGTATAAGTGATATCATCACCAAATACTGCGTTCAAATCGAACTCACCTTGTGCAAGGTCGAGTGGCCCTAGTCTTGGTAATCTACCCGCAATAGACGAAGGTAATTTACCAGAATCAAAAATCTTTTTCTTTTTAATCGGAAACGATACACCTTTCTTAATGTGTTGAATAATCACGGGGTGTGTATAATCGTTAAAGTATCCGACTTCCTTGGTCTCTTGATTGACCGCAAGGTTCTGCCATGTCTCAAAGTATTCTCTTATTTTCATATCATTAAGACAATGGAATGTCAACTGAACATCCTCGACAGCATAACCATATGCAATCTTAGTAGTATCAAGACCCATTTGTTTTTCGGTTGATAGGATTTGTCTGCCAGGCAAAGAGGTTGCTTTACATAACATGTTTAGTGTTCTTGCATCACCCCTAATCGGGGGTAGGAAAATCTTGTACAGACTCCCCAGAGCTATACCACCACCAGCACCTACCGCTGATTTGAAATCGTCAATACGAATTGCCATTAGTCTTTACCTATCATCTGCCTTGAATCATAGAACACTTTCTGCGAACTTGCTTTACGGAACTGAGCAGTCGGTAAGAATGTTGCAATCTCCCACTCTGGAGTAGGGACTTCTGCGAACTTACTCTTTACGTGTTTGTTCAAGTAATGTTTGAAACATGGTTTGTAGTATTTTAGTTTTGCAATACTCTGTAATCTTTTGTACGTAATATTAAACTTTGCATCGTCAGACTTCTTACTAGATGCAACTTCCATCAATGCGTCCAACATCTTCGCACGAAGGATGGGTGGTAGATAGTGAAGATTGATTCCATAGAACCCGCCTTCTGCTGGCCCAACCACGATGATTAGTGGAAACGCATCATAGTAGGGAAGCGTGTCTTTATATTTGGGGTCGTAAAAGAACATCTGCATTGTTCCGACCACACCACTCTTTGCCTTCTGTCGCAATTGTTCTTCTTTCATCAACGCTTCACGGTTGATAGAACGCATGTTAGATGCTTTCTTTCTGAACCATTCACGAGATTCCTTGGTACGGGGAGTAACTCCTGCACGGAATGCCTGTAGTTCTAGTCTGTTGAATATATTACTCATGTCTTTATTTATACCAATTTATCTTAGATTTTTTATAGTTTTCAATAAAATCATAGTATCGGTCAACATCATCCTGACCTATAATTGGGGGGTTGCCCGAATATACATCATTTAAGTCGTATCCTAATACACTGTACCAGTGCATGTGCCAGCCACTTAGACTCTCTGGTCTTCCTAGTTTTTGTATTCTATCAGATTGAAACTTGGCACTCCATTCTACCATATCAATAAAATCATAATCTCCACTTGGATGTACCCATGTACGTTGCATAGTTTCTTTTGCTCGGTCTTTTAGTTCTTCTTGTTTCAACCAATCAACATTTTTATTTTCTATCATATCATGTATTGAAACGTTATCTGGTATTATTCGTTTTACTTCCCAATTGGTATAATAATACGATTCAACTATCCTATCAATAGGGGTCTTATTTCTCCATGTGTATCCGTACTTTGACGGGTCTTTTTCTATTTCAGATACCGCATCAATACCATCATGACCCACGTGTTGCGATATGTATAGTCCATGCATTGTTACTTGGTTCTTCCAATACTTGTTCAACCAATCCGCAGTATTGTCAAGAGTCTCAAACGTTTCGTGTGGTAATCCCGCAATCATTGATAGTGTTCCATTATAATGATTACCCGATAATACATTTTTTCTAAAGTATTCTTCTCCTGCCAACAGCCCTTCTTGTATTATAAGAGGGGACATTCCTTTTCTGATTGACTTTGCAGACGCATGATTGAACGACTCAAGTCCCATAGAGTGACTGGTGAATCCCATAGTAATCATATTATCCCAGTCTTCTCTCGCTCGTTTTACAAACAAGTCTCCTCTAACAAATCCATGAAACTGAGGTTGAAAGGGTAATGTCTTTACAACATTAGCAAACTTCTCAATCTTCTCTGAACGGTCATTACAAGTCTCATCCGCAAGCACGTAACGAGTCACTCCCCATCTATCGTAGTTTTCTCGCAACTCTTCTTCAAAGTTTATTGCATCTCTGGTATGGTCTCCCTTGACACCCAGTGGTGCATAGTCACAGAATGTACACTTGAACATACATCCTCGTGATAACTCTATAGTTAACACTTCATTCTTTTGTATGAAGTCTCTTTCCTCGTATGATGTTCTTGGGTTCTTGTGTGGAAATGCGGGATAGTCTTTGAAACAATCAATGATTTTAAATTTCTTATTGGTCATATCAATAAGATTAAATGGGTTGGTCATCTCTTTGACGTTTGGTTCAGATGCATTACCAACAAAGTAATCACACAAAGCAACGATTTCATGTTCTCCATTACCTACGGAAAAGTAATCTACATTCTCGTGACGTATAACATTTACAAGTTTATTTGCACCCACGACAATTTTAATCCAAGGGTATTTCTTTTTAATGTATCTTATAAGCCTGTTGTGTTTTACTACTAACGGTGGTGCAGAAAAAATAGAGTATGTAAAGAACACACTGAATCCTATCCATTTTGTATCATGAGTAACCCGACTATCAACAAAATCTTTTAGTTCTTCGTCTGACCACGCATCAACAAAGTCCAAAACTTCAACGTCCCATCCCCTCGCTTCTCTTAAATGTGAAGCAATCCTGTGTGCTCCTGTTCCACGAACAGGTATATCACGACCACTGTATCCGACTGGATACGTTATATTAGCTCCAGTGATAATTAGTGCGTGATTCATTTTTTACGTTTTTGAAAAGGTTTAAGTTTTTTCAGAGGTTTTGTTGATTTGGGAATAAGAGTCTTGAGTGGTTCGTTCTTCTCTGTCCATATAACAAAATGCCATCCACGGTCTTTCGCAAACTCTTCGGCTGCTTTCCACTTGTTTTGATTCTTAACAAAGGTCATCGCTTCGTTCAAATATCTCTTAGTCTTGTTTCTACCTGTAGGTGGTTTACGTTCCTTGTCTGGTTTTATCTCGACCAACCAAGTAGACCCATCGTCCATGAGTAGTTTCAAGTCCATAAAATATCTATGATAACGCTTGTCAACTTCATATAGATATGGTATAATGACTTCTTCGGAAGACCACTTCTTTACCTTGGGATTATCGTCACACCATTTGAAGGCGTGTTTCTCCCATAACGAACGATAAACTACAGCTGTATAGTCACCATCATACTTCTTAGTATTTTTTACTCGATATCTTCCTGAATATGCCATACAAACCTTATAAATAAAGACAAACACTGATTGTATTTATAGGACACAAACAATGGTTGATTCCATAACAAAAGACCAAACCCTTGCTCTCAGACAAATAGCAGAAAATAATGCTGCTCGTTCTGAAGGTAGGGAACCTAGAAAGGTCACCAGCCCCCCACCCACTCAGGGAGTTGAAGAAGCAAAAGCAGTAAAAAACCTTGAGTATCCGTTAAACAATGCGGATGATTATAAAGGCAGACTTGTTTTTAATGTGATGGAGGAAGCTGAGACAGATATCGGTAACGCACTTTCGACAGTTGTTGAGTTTGGTAAAGGATTTGTCGAACAGATAAAAGATGCCATCGGGTCTGAAAATCCAGCCGAAATACAAGAAGCTGTGACTAAACACAAAGGTGAAGAGTCAAAAACCAAAACCGTCACAAAACCTAAAGGATTGTCCGAGACGGGTAGACGTGTGTCCTTATATTTACCAGTCGGTCTACAGTATCGTGATAACGTTGCATATGATAATATGGACTTGGGTGGTATGGGTGCAGCTGCTGAAGCTGGATTGAAGGGCGGTGAAGGCGCAATCAAAGGATTGATGGAGGGTGGATTAAAGACTCTTGGTGCGGGACTAATGGGTAGCGCAAACAAAGACGTTGCAAAACTTGCTACCGTAAAAATCATGAGTAATTTCCCAGACGAAGTTTCGGGTGCGTTTAGGTCTGCAACGGGTGTAACATCAAACCCCAATACTCGTGTACTATTTAAATCTGTAGGGTTAAGAGAGTTCTCTTTCGCATTTAAGTTTATCTCAACCTCAGCAAAAGAAGCCGAAGAAATAAAAGAAATTATTAAGTTATTCAGAACAGAACTATATCCAGAGAACATTAATATTCCTATCGGTGATAGTGAAATCTCTATTGGTTATAAGTTTCCGAATAAGTTTAGAATTGATGTTGAGTATGACGGTAAAGAAATCGCAACCAAAATCAAACCATGTTTCTTGAGAGATGTTGGTGTTACGTATAACAATACTGCGATGTCTATGCATTCGGATGGTAACTTCCAAGAGATTGAAATGACTCTTGCGTTCCAAGAAACAAGAACACTCAACAGAAAAGATGTTGATGAGGATGGATTCTAATGACTACAAAATATTTCCGTAACTTCAACACCGTAGCTTATAAGTTTGGTGACAACGAGAAACCAGTCATGTTTGATGACTTGTCTCAGTATGTTGATTTAATTGACGGCATAAAGGACAACATTTCTTTTTATAATCCATACACTATTATTTCAGGAGAAAGACCTGATACTCTATCATATAAGTTATATGGAACAACTGATTACTATTGGACTTTTTATTTGATGAATGATAATATTCGTCAAAACGGATGGCCTATAGACTACACCGAAATTCTATCAACAGCAAAGTCTAAGTATCCAAACCGAACAGTAACAACGAATTCAGAAATTGCGAAAAACTTTCCTGTCGGGACAACTGTGACGGGTACTGTTAGTGATACGGTAGGAACTATCGTTGCAAGACGTTTAGACTTTGGTCAACTGATTATTGATACTGTAGGTGGTAATAACTTTAGTCCTACCGAACAAATAACTTACACATCTCAAGAGGGTGCATTTTATAGTGCAACACTCATAAAAGAGTCTGAACAATACAATGCAATACATCACTACGAAGATGCTGATGGTGTTTGGCAAGACTTACCATTATTCGACTTTGGTACTCCAAACCCTACTTGGTTACCTATCACCCATAGAGGCCGAATGGAAATGTCCAACGATGATTTAAAACTAATTACTGTTTTACAAGCATCCGTCATTGATAAGGTAGTAGCCGAATTCATCAACTTCCAAAAACAGGCCAGATAAATGGTTGGTTCATCTAAACCATCACAGTCTCAACAGTTTAAGATAACTGAAGCGTCTATTAGTTCAGACCGCTTTGGCGGTTTTGAGTCAAACTCCTTTGATGTCAGAACCTCTATTGCGGAGTTTACGGTATTTGAAAGTTTGGATAAACCTTATCTAACAGGACAGGTTGTTATTCTTGATGACAAAGCATTGTTTGATAGAATCAACTTCCAAGGCACCGAAAGATTCAAAATCACAATGGCATCCGTAGATAATGATTTAGATACGGTATTTGAACGTATCTTTATTATGACAGGTATTGAACGTTCTGTCAAGTCAAATGATAACGCAAAATCTAGTATGTTTGTGTTTACACTCTTGGACGAACATGCGTTTATATCCAGTGTAAAGAAGATTAGTAAATCATTTAATGGTCGTATTGATGAGATTTTGATTCGACTACTAGCCACCGAAATGAAACTTGATATCGACCTTTCATATCTATTTTTACCTAATGGGTCGAAGAGTGTGCCTATACAAACTAACTTGAAAGGTATCATTCCCAATCTAAGTCCTATTGAAGCAATCAAGTGGTTAACCACAAGAGCAACAACAGTCACAGGTTCTCCGTTCTTTGCCTATGCTTCGATGCATGATGACAATCTACGTCTCGGTAATCTGGATTCCATGTTATCACAAAAAGCGTTTAACACAATGTTGCCCTATACATATAACCCAGCCAACATTGCCAACGCAGAAACACAAACAGAATTTGAGAAAACGTTTACAATCAAATCACTAACTACCAGTAAACAAGCAAACACTCTGAAACTTATTCAGGAAGGTGCGATTGGTTCTCAATTACAAAACACCAATCTAAACACTGGTCAGATATTTTCTGGTCATCATAGTATGAGAAAAACATTAGATAGACTAGAAAAGAATCAAATCATTGGTGACAGTCAAGCGATATTTGACCCAGAGTTCAAGTTAAACGGAATTCTTTCGGATGAATTTAATTCACATATCTATCACACAGTAACTTCTACTGGAACTTATGGTAGACATAAGAGTTATCATGACGAATATGACGGAAGTAAATTTAAAAAGAAACTGGAAAGACGTGCAATATTAAATGGTCTGTACAAAAATATGATGAATATTGTGGTAGAAGGGGCTGGTTTTATTGTTTCTAAAGCAAGTGTCGGTGATGTTATAAATCTAAAAGTTGTTAATGACAATGTTGAATCGTCTATAACAGCTACCGAAGATGACCTAATAGACAAGAACAAATCAGGTGATTTTATCATCTATGACACCAGACATACATTTGCTGGAACACAACATTCGGTCGCATTGAATCTGTGTAAGATGGAGAGACTTAAATAATGAAACCCATTCTATCAGAGTTCTATGGTGACAATACAAGATGGTTCATTGCAACTGTTATTGACGCATCACCCCCATACGGTTATGAGGGTAGAGTGAAGATTCGTGTACACGGATTACATACACCATCGACCAGACTCATCCCACAAGCAGACCTACCTTGGGCGCAATGTCTCACACCAACTACCGAAGGCGGAATCTCTGGTATCGGTAGAATGCCACAATTACAACCTAATGCATTGGTATTTGGTTTCTTTGTCGATGGCATGAACTCACAGACACCTGTTGTATTTGGTTCTCTTCCCCATATAGAGTTCCCAACTACCGTACAAAAAGGTCAGAAGAAAGAGGATGTCGGTCAAGATAATAAACCAGAAACCGTTTGGGAGAATCTTGTTGCAGCCGTAAAACCTAAAGATATTGATATTGATAATACAAATTCGGGTAATATCTCTACTTTGGTCAAACAACAGCGAGAGAAGACCGCAGTACAATTCTTTTTAAATTTGGGATACTCGATAAAACAGTCTATCGGTCTTACTGCTGGACTATCGTATTCTTCGGGAATGCGTACTGGTGTCAATACACAATCAAAAGGTCTGGCAAACTTTAACATAACCCGTTATGCTGAACTTCAAAAGTTTTCTCCGAAGTTTGAGAATTTTTTAACACAGTTATCATTTATTGCATATGAGTTGAATGGTTCGCAATCTAACGCAAACATTAGATTGTTACAATCAAAACAACTTGAGAGTAAAGGCATATGTCACATTGTCGGTAAATACTATTTGAATAATGCCGCAACAGTAAAACAAATAGAACTACTCGCAAGACGTATGATGGATAGGATAGTTTAATGATATTAAAAGATGATTTGAATACTAATCTAAAAGCGGAAGCACGAAAGAAGGCTGCCGAGAATAATATATTCAAAGATAAAGCCACAAAGGCAATAGATGAAAAGTTTGTCAAGACTTCGACCCTAGTCGGTAAAGTTGATGGTGAAGTATTGGGTGGTATTAAGACTATTGGTCAAGTTGCAAGTTCTCCCGAAGAAGCAATTAGTGCTGGTATCGGTTTGTTGACAGACAAGATGCCTAGTCTCAGTGGTATTAAGAAACCAAGTATTAATCAGTCTGGAACGACTATCACTTCTTTGACAGGTCTTCCTGCAATCAAGTGTAACAACCCCAATTCAGGAATGGAAGCTGTATCAGACGGAACACCTCAGAGTATTGCTGAGTGTGCCTCTTTGGTCGAATCTAAAACTGCCGACTCACTAAAAGAAATATCTGCATTCACCGAGATTATTGAAGCACAAAACGCTACTGGATTGGGTGGTGGTGGTGGATTCTTTGGTGCAATATCTGCCGCATTATCCGTGTTATCGATTGGTGACCTATTACCAGAAATAGAAGCGCTCGCTCCAATTCGAGAGTTAAATGATAAGGTCAAAGGATTCCAAGATAAAATTGAAGCAGGTATAAAAGATTTCGGTAATGAATTGTTCTCTGGACTTGAAGGTGTTGGTGACCAAGTCATAAACGATACTGGCATCAAAGGAATGATTGCTGACGTAAAACGAATTAAAGCTGAACTGAAGACCTTCCCGTCAGTAAGTAGTGTATTGCCCACTGGATTAAGCGATACTCTTTCTGCTATAAATGACTTCACCAAAGAAGTTGATGGTTTTGTTGGTGATTTTGATGAACGAATTGGTGAGGGTTTAGGTGGTGTTCTACAGAATCTAACCGAAGGTATTTCTGGTGCAGCATCAAGTTATATTGAGAACCTAGTGCCTGGCGGTATTTCTGCTACAGAGAGTGAGAGACGAGCAATTCTAAAAGAATTCTCTTTGGGTAATGACACCGATAAAGTCAATGCAGTAAAAACACTGGTTACTAAATCACCCAACGTATCTGAAAAAATGAAATCTGTTTTAGAAGATGCAAGAAGACAACCAACCGCAACAGACTTGAACAATGCTGTTGTGGATGAAGCACGAAGAAGAGGTATTCCAGAATCAGAGATTGCAGCTGCGTCCGAAGAGCTTGCGACCATTGATGATAGGATGAAAAAACTAGATACTACTATTAGTGGTTCTGTTATTATTGATGCTGGTTTATTTGATGAATCTGTACCAGTAGATGAGAATAATCAGAAATGGAGTGGTCGAAATACTCCCGATGATACATTTACCTATATCGCATCTGTCGAAGAACTTGATGCTGAATTTGCCTCGGTGAAAAGAGATATCACTGAAGTTATTGTTCATGCAACCGAAACTTACACCAATAAAAATATCGGTTCCATTGAAGTGAATAATATGCAAATTGAATTGGGACAAGACGGTATCGGTTATCATTATGTCATTCGTAGAGACGGTAGACTGCAACGTGGTAGACCAGTTAACCGTGTCGGTGAACATGCCGTGGTTAATGGCCATGACGTATATTCTATTGGTATCGCTTTAGTTGGTGGTCTAAATATATCTGCGGGAGATGATAATCCGACAGATTATAAGTCTTCACAATCATTTACTCGCCAACAGTATACGACACTAGAAAAGTTTTTGAGAAGTTTCTACCGAAAATATCCAGGCGGACAAGTCTTTGGACATAACGATGTAGATGAAAGTGAACTTGACCCATATTTTGATGTAGTGGACTATGTTGAATCGGTATTCAGGAAAAAGAATATTCTTACTGAACCATCAACACAAGCGCCATTGAGTCCAGCGGAGATTAATGTAGAATGACGACTAAACAAGATAATTTTAAAATTCGAGTAGACAAACTCGGAGAAGGACTAGAGAACACACTCGGAGTACCCGAAGATGGGATGCAAGACCCCACAGGTGAGTATCCTAAACGAGAGTATAACTTTGGTTCTTCAATCAACAAAGCTGCTCGTGGAACTAAGATAAATGACCTCTATGTTGGGGGTGGTGACTATGGTGTACCACTCAACATTGAACCACAACGTCCATCCGAATATCCATTCAATCAAGTTCAAGAGACTACCTCTGGACATGTTGTTGAAATGGATGATACGCCTGGCGGTGAACGTGTACTAATTAGACATCGTAAAGGTGCGGGTGTAGAGATGAGGGCCGATGGTTCTGTTATTATCTCTGCTGTCAATAACAAGGTAGAAATAACGGGTGGTGACCAGACTGTAATCATTGAGGGTAATGGTAACCTTGTGTATCAAGGTAATCTGAATCTAAAGGTTACGGGTGACTATAATGTTGATGTTGGAGGTAACTACAATGTCAACGTTGCGGGTAGTCAGAATGAAACTATCGAACATAATCATAAGACAACGGTAACAGGTAACTCAGAATATATTACCAAGAAGACCAAGACAACTAAGACTGTTGGTACAAGTACCGATGTCATGTTATCAGATTTCAACCAGTTTGTCAAGTTTGATATGAAAACACTTGCGGAAGGTAATATTCAACTATCTTCTGAAGAGACCATTCTTATTACGGCTAAAGAAGGATTTGCTGCAACGAGTAAGAATACCAATATCACTGGTGCAAAGTATGTGTCGGTGATGGGTCAGAAAGGTGCGATTGGTGGACGAATGGTTGACTTCACAGGTAACGCATTTATGGGTGGTGAAGGTGCGGTTCCGTTTAACTCTGGTGCTGCATTCTATGGTACACTGTTTGGTAAAGCGTCTGAAGCACTATTGGCCAACAATGCGGATAAAGCAGACTTGGCACTTAGGTCTTGGTATGCAACTAATGCTACATCCGCATTAACTGCTGTGACCGCTGGCGCATTGGGAGCATCGACTGTTCCGACACTATTAGCCGCATCTGTTCATATTCCATCATTTACTTCGGAACAACAATACACAAGTTCTGGTGCGGGGGAAGGGCCAATCAACGGTGAGTTTGTTGTTGGACACTCTACCAATGGTGACTATGCAATCAGAACAGTAGTAATTGATGGTGGGGATGTGTTAAAGAACAAGACACTATTGACCGATGATTACTTTGATGTGTTTGATAAGATACCAACGACCCAAGAGATTCGTTCTGCTTTCAGAAACTCTGGTTCTCGTGATGTAGTTGCGGGTGTGCTTGTTTCAGAAGAAAGACTAAATTCCGAGTACAAAACAAGGACTCCTCCAGCGATTGGTAGGACTGTGAAGAAATCACCGTCTTCAAGATTCGGATTTGAACCGATTGGTAATGCAATTGAAAATAGAGGAAAGAGATTTACACGATGATAATTTTAGTTGACCCAGTATATAATCCACAGTTTCGGACAAACATTACGTCCGCAACTAAACTTGCGCCTGGCATTACTGTTGCCAAGTTCCTTGGTGCGTATGGTGATAGAACACCATTCAACCACGTGACCAGTGAAACGAAGAGAAAGGAAATTGCAAGACATCTCTACCTCCAAGCTGAAGCAATGAGAATCATCAACGGCAACACCGAAAACTTTAATGATGTTCGTTTGATTGTGTCAGAAGGTATCTATGACCTCAAAGAGATTGATGACGGTAACGAAATAATGGAAAAGAAATCCGATGGTCGTTTGGTTTATTATCAAGTGATTGGTCAGGATGGAGAAATTAATCTGGAACAAACCTTTGATGTTGCTGAGTATTGGAAAGATTATATCAAGTTTGGAAAACTGTATCTAGATTATGACATCTACAATCCAGACGGAAGTCTTACTGCACAGATTGGTTTAGAGTTTCCAAAAACACCAGATTCCTTTGATATTGAGTTCTCTGGTGATGTTGCAACTTATTTTAATAATGAGTTAATGAGTTCAGATGAATTAATAGAAATTAAGGAAAGTGACTAAAAAGTCATATAAATAGAACTATGGCAATACGTAGAGCGTTCGCACAAGAAGATACTAACTTACAGACTGCGTCAGTAACGACCACTCGTGTAAGACAGTATACCGATATCGACCTTGCATTTAGGGCAAAACCGTCTAGTGGAGAAATCTACAAGAAGACGGATGCAGCTGCGGTGCGACAAGCGGTAAAGAATCTAGTTCAGACAAATAGACTAGAGAAACCGTTTCGTCCTCAATATGGTGGAAACCTTAGAGGTCAATTATTTGAATTGGCTGATAGGGGCCAGTCGGACGTGTTACGTAGAGGTGTTATCGAAAATATCGAATACTTCGAACCAAGAGCGCAAGTTCTTGAAGTTATTGTATCACTACAACCAGATACTAATAGTTTATCAGTAACAATAAAATTTAAAGTAGTCAACACAGAAGAAGAAGTAACGTTCACTACCACACTCGCAAGGTTAAGATAAAATGGCAACAACAATTAAATCGACATCATTAGACTTTGACGCAATCAAGAATAACCTAAAAACATTTCTCGCTGAAAAAGAAGAGTTTGCGGATTATAACTTTGAAGCGTCTGGTCTGTCTAATATCTTGGATGTACTTGCATATAATACTCATTATAATGCACTGACTGCCAATTTTGCGTTGAATGAATCTTTTCTTGGAACCGCACAGTTACGTAGTTCTATTTTATCACTTGCAGAAGGTATCGGTTACATTCCTGATTCTATGACTTCTGCTCAAGCGATTATAAACTTAACATTAAATCTTTCTGGTGTTACTGACAGAACTCCAGAGATTCAAATCCCAACTGGATATAAGTTTAACGCTACTGTTGATAATGAAGAATTTATTTTTCAAACACAAGAAAACATTAGCGCAACAGATAATGGTTCTGGTCTATATGAATTTAAAAACATTGCGGGTAGCAAAAACATAAAAGTTTTCGAGGGAATTGAACGAGTAAAGACGTTCCTTGTGTCGAGAGCAGAAGATAATGCGGTTTACATAGTTCCAGACAGAACGATGGATATTGATACTGCAATCATTCGTGTTTATGAAGTTCCGTCATCTTCAACATTTACTGCATATACTAGTATTCTAAAAGCGACTACCATTAATGCAAACTCTACCCTATACATTCTCAAAGAGTCTCCGAATGGATTCTTTGAATTGTCATTTGGTAATGGTAGCACTCTAGGCGCTGCACCCAAAACAGGTTCTAAAGTTACGGCAACATATCTTGCTGCTAGTGGTGCATCCGCTAATACCGCAAAGGTTTTTGAACCACAAGCACAAATCAGTGTTGGTGGGAGTAACTATACCATGAGTGTGGCCACAGTCGCAGCTGCTGTTGGTGGTTCTGCAAAAGAAACTACCGAATCAATTCGTCAGAATGCGCCTTTCCAATACGCATCTCAGAATCGAATGGTAACTGCGGTAGACTATTCATCTCTTGTCCTACGTAACTTTTCTACACTCATAAAAGACATTCAATCATTTGGTGGAGAGGAAGCTCTTGACCCTGAGTTCGGAACAGTGTTTCTTTCAATTCTGTTTAATGCAGACGTTGATGATACTACAATTGCAACAACAAAAGATTCTATTGTTGACCTTGCAGCTCAGTTATCGGTCGCTTCCTTTAATGTCAAGTTTAGTGACCCTATCAAGACCTTTATTGAGACTAGAACATTCTTCCAATTTAATCCTAGTTTGACCACACTTTCTAGGAATACTATCCAAGATTCGGTCAATGAGGTTATTACTAATTACTTTACCAATAACCTTGGTAAGTTCAATCAATCGTTTAGACGTTCAAACCTTCTTACTTTAGTCGATGATGTGAGTCCTTCGGTTCTCTCATCTCGTACAGATGTGTTTATGCAGAGAAGATTTACTCCTACGTTAACTAAGATTCAAGACCACACACTCAGATTTGCGGCTCCTCTAAAAGCATTTGATGATGTTTTCTATACAATCACATCTTCAGCATTTAGATACAAAAACCAAACTTGTATTCTGAGAAACAAACTGAACACCAATAAACTAGAAGTCTTCAACACCGAAGGTAACGAAGTTATTGTGGACAATGTCGGTAACTATACGGGTGATACCGTATTTATTGTAGGTCTTCAGATTGATAACTTTGTTGGTTCGGATGGATTTATTAAGATTTCTGCCAAACCTGCAAACGAGAGTGCAATCTCTCCATTAAGAGAAGACGTTTTAGAACTAGACCCATCCAACACATTCTCACGTGTTGTTGAAATTGATACTGGGATTACTAACTAATGACACACAAGAGTGATGATACACTAAACGACTTGAATCGAAGAAATATTTCTTTTCCTCGTAATGAGGTCGAAAAAGTATTGCCTGAGTTTTTCAAGTCTGAGTATCCCAAATTAATTACTCTTCTTAACGAATACTATCACTTTGAGGATGGTGATACTTCGCCATCAAAATTAGTAAATGAACTATTCTATAATCGTGATATTACCCAAACTGATATAGAATTATTATCCTATATCGAAGATGAACTACTTTTGGGTCAATCTTACTTTGAAGGATTTACAGACAAACGTGCAGCTTCAAAATACTCAAGCACTCTTTATCGTTCTAAAGGAACAAAGTATTCTATTCAACAGTTCTTCAGAACTTTCTTTGGTATTGACCCCGATGTGATTTATACCAAAGAAAATGTATTTAAAGTTGGAGAAGAGGATTCTCAGATTGGTTTGAACTCTCAGAAGTTTCTTACTGATAATAAATTATATCAGACTTTCGCTATCCTTATCAAGTCTGACATTGCTTTTAGTGAATGGAAAGAACCATACAAATTGTTTACCCATCCCGCTGGTATGTTTATTGGCAGTGAGGTTCAGATTGTATCTGAAGTTATAGATACTGTGACAGCGCCACTAGTTGTTCTTGAACCACCACCACCTATCACAATAGAGGGAACAGGTGTATTCGGAGACTTCGCACACATGGACTTAACCGCTCTTGTCGATGACCTATATAGTGATTCAGATGGTGTATTGAATAGAATCAATGCGGAACTTACAAGTATAGAAGATTTTGGTTACAACATTCAAACAATTGAAAATCAATACTCATCATTACGTGAAGCGCAGACGGCTACATCACCTACATTTGATGATTCGGATGAATTCGAGACTAATGGTATGGACTTGAGTAACAACTTCAGATGGGAAACACTAGACCAAGATATCAACAAATGGTACAGTGCGGACTCCGACCAGTATATAAAAAGTTTCACACTTTAGTTAATAATGCTTATAAATAGATAAAACAAGACGGATTTAAAAATGGCAAGACAGACTCTAAACAGAGGTACAGCGGCAAATGACGGCACAGGGGATACTCTGCGTGTAGCTGCCCAAAAAATTAATGAAAACTTCGCTGAATTGTACACTTCAATCGGTGGAGATTCTGCGTCTACGTCTGTAACACTTACAGAACTTGGTGCGGTGTTTGAAGGTCTCGCTGAAAATGATTTTGAGACCACATTAACATCAATTGAACCCACCCAAGATAATACTGTATATCTTCCAGATACCAGTGGGACACTCTTATTAGACTCTGCTTCACAGACATTGTCTAATAAAACTATTCTAAGTCCTAGTTTAACTACTCCATCTATTAAAGATGCAGATTCAAGTCATACATACAATGTTGTGGTGAGTAACCTAAGTGCAAATCGTAATATTACACTTCCATTACTCACAACGAATGATACTTTTGTATTTGCAGATGCAACCCAAACACTAACCAATAAAACTATTAGTAGTCCACACATTGAGAATCCAGAACTGGGTGGTCTTAGTGGTGGTTCAAAACTTTTTGACAGTGCTGGTGATGAATACCTTGAATTTGTATCTACATCAAGTGCTGTAAATTATGTGATGATTACTAATGCGGCTACAGGTAATGGCCCTGCAATTGATGTCGATGGTGATGATACTAATATCAGTCTTGAACTTGCTGCGAAAGGTACAGGTGGTGTTGAAATTAAAAACAAATTTGTTCTTGAAAAAGGAACAGACGTTGCAACAAGTAGTGCAATAGACCTAACAAAACCGATGACAGTATTTAATTCTGGTAGTTTGATTTCTCCTATTATTAACGATGGAACAATTCAGGCAGAGACCAAATTCTTTAGTAATGTTGGTGCGGGTGAAGTAAGACTTACTCCACAAGGCGGAACATCAAATATCTTTGGTGTTGATTCTGGCAACGGATTTTTAAGTTTTGGTGAGGGTGACGGATGTCAACTTATCTGGAATAATGGAAAGAGTAAATGGTTTATCGTTGGCAACAACGGTGTAACAACAGGATAATAAGATGGCAATTGTAACTCGAAAAATTAAAAAACAAGTAATCGAATCAATCAAAACCGACATTTCGGACTCTGATACTAATTACTTTATAGCGATTGGACGTTCCGAGGATTGGAACGATTCTGATATCGCACCAACTGTTCTAAACAGCGCAAGAGAGGAAAGAAACTTCCGTCTTGGTTTACAGTCAGTAAAAAATATTGTTGACCATTCTTTTGTTATTCCTCGTTACAACTGGGCATCTGGTGCAATATATTCTGCATATGATGATGCACAAGTTGGTTATCCTACTCAGACATACTATGTCATGAACGATAACAACCAAGTTTATATGTGTCTTCAACAAGCAAAAAACAATTCGGGTCAAGCCCAAGTATCCACGGTTCAACCAAGTGGTAATACTACAGGTACTCCGTTTGATACCGCAGATGGTTACATCTGGAAGTTCTTGTATTCTATTGGTGCCTTGGACGCAAACAAATATATCTCTGCAAATTATCTTCCTGTACAACTTATTACTGGTACGGACTCGGATTCTCCTGCTGCTGATGTGGAACAAGAATTGGTTCAGAATGCAGCTGTTGTTGGTCAGATTATCGGTTATGTTGTTGATTCGGGTGGAACAGGATATACCTCAACACCTACAATTTCCGTCACAGGTGATGGAATAAAGGCAAAAGCTGGTGCAACGATTTCTGGTGGACAGGTTACTAGGGTAGAACTCATCGATAGTTCTGGTAGTTACACACTTGGTAGTGGGTATAATTTTGCGGATGTTGCTGTCACTGGTGGTGGTTCACCAAGTAAACCAGCTTCAGTAAGAGCCGTTCTCTCGACACCTTTAGGTTTAGGTGCAGACCCAAGAGATGACTTACGTTCTACTGCTATTATGTTTAACGCAAAACCCGAAGGTGTTGAAGGCAATGACTTTATTATTGGTAATGATTTCCGTCAAGTCGGTTTGATTAAGAACCTAATGGATAGTTCTGGTTCAACACTCTTTACAGAATCTACTGGTATTGCACTCAAACAACTTAGGTTGTCTAGTGTGGTGACTGGATTTACCACAGACAATATTATTGAAGGTGGAACCTCTGGTGTACAGGCATATATTGATAAAGTAGACTCTAACAGTATTTGGTATCACCAAACAGAAGTTACTGGATTTGGTAACTTTGATGCGGGAGAATCTATCTCAGAAATTGATGGTAATGGTACAGGTAGTCTTAACGCTACGTTTGCTCCATATATAACTCCTGAAGTTGATATTTTCAGCGGTGTGGTTTTGTATATTGACAATCGTGGGTCAGTTACTCGTAGTGCCGAACAGACCGAAGACATTAAAATCGTAATCCAAATTTAAGGTAGAGACATGCCAAAGACATTTACATCTAACGTATTTAACTCATCTTACAAGGATGATTTCAAGGATAGTGATAATTATCACCGTATCCTATTCAACAGTGGACGAGCGCTTCAAGCACGTGAACTTACACAGTTGCAAACAATCATCCAAGAAGAAATTGGTCGCTTTGGTAGGAATGTATTTACAGAAGGTGCTGCAGTAAATCCTGGCGGCCCATCTATAAACAATGATTACGAATTTATTAAACTGAATACTTCGGTTAATACTTTACCTAGTGATTTAACCACTCTGGTCGGAACAGAATTTACTGGTCAGACTTCCACTGTAAAAGCAAGAGTTCTCGAAGTTCTTGTTGCGTCAGGTTCAGACCCCGCAACCTTATATGTACAATACACCAATACCTCTGGTGCAACTGCGGGTGAAAATACTATTCGCATGGGTGCTGGTGAAGACATCTCTAATGGCACAGATACACTTACTGTACAATCAACCAACACAGTTAACAACCCTGCTGTTGGTCGAGGTTGTCAAATTTCATCTGCGGAAGGTGACTTCTTTACTCGTGGACACTTTGTCTTTAACGGTAAACAGAGTCTAATCCTTTCCAAATACTCAAGATACCCTACTAAGGTTGTCGGTTTTAAAGTGACTGAAGATATCGTTACTGTTACTGACACCAATACCCTGTATGATAATCAAGGTGCAACTCCTAACTTGTCTTCGCCTGGCGCAGACCGTTATCGCATCAAACTTACTCTTACTACTAAAGACCAAATTGTTTCGGACGAAAACTTTGTTTACTACTGTGATGTAGCTGACGGGTTAATTGTCGATGAGGCAAAAGGCGAATCTAATTATAACGCAATTAATAAACTTCTTGCGACCAGAACTGAGGAAGAATCAGGTAATTATATTGTAGAGCCATTCACGGTTGACTTTGGTGATTCTGCGAATGATTTCCTTGCTTCTGTTTCAGACGGAACCGCATATGTAAATGGTTACCGTGCTGACGCTCCAAAACCTACACCTCTAATAATCGCAAAACCAAGACAGACCGAAACTCTAACAAACGAAGTTGCTGGTATTACTTACGGTCAATATTTTATATGTGATACGCTTGAAGGTAATCTTAACGTATCAGCATTTGCGACACTAAATTTACGTAGCACTGCATCATATGGTGGTTCTACCATTGGTACTGCAAGAGTCCGTTATGTAGAAGAAGATGGTGCGAACTATCGAGTCTACTTGTTCGACATTAAAATGAACAGTGGTCAGTCTTTACGTAATGTTAAATCTCTTGGTACTGGTGCAGCTGATTTTGCTAACCCAATTCTTGAAAATAGTAAAGCTGTTATTAAAGAGTCAACCAAAACAACTTTGGTGTATCCTCTTCCTAATCCAAGACCAAGAACTATTAGTGACGTAGACTTTGAGGTTCAACGTATCCGTACAGGTACATCAAGTGGTTCTGGTTCACTGACGCTTTCTTTGTCGGCAACTGGCGAAACATTTGTAAACACCTCTCAATGGATTGTCACTCGTAATGATACTGGTGCGGTGGTTTCTCCTTCTGGTATTACTGGCACAGGTACTCAGTCAACTACTATTAGTGGACTTCCAAACTCTACAGCAGTTACCGTATATCTTAAAGTTAACAAAGCACAACCATCGGTGCGTCAAAAAACATTGGTAGAAACCACATTTAGTGGTGCAGTAGAATCCGATGGCACAGGAACTAAATTTGTTAATCTACACGCAACAGATGTATATGATGTATTATCAATCAAACAAACGGATTCTAGTGGTTCGGATATTTCTTATCTGTTTACTGTTGACGATGGTCAACGTGCTGGTTTCTATGATAATGCACGTCTAGTACTTGAGGGTGGCGCTACTGCTCCAGCTGGTTCGGTGTTTACAAGATTCAAACACTTTACCCACGGTGCAGGTGATTACTTCGCAGTAAACTCTTACACGGGTCAGGTTGCTTACGAAAATATTCCTAACTTTCAGATTGGCCCTCGTAGTTCAATCAATCTACGTGATGTGATTGACTTCCGTTCATCGGTTGATTCTGACGGACTATTTGCTGGCGGTGACGCTGCATTTAACGAAATACCTACTAACGGTGACATCTTCCAAGGTGACGTAGAATACTATGTTCCTCGTGCAGATAAAATTGTTATTACCACACAAGGTGATATAAAGAACATTAAAGGTGAACCTGGCTTTACTTCACAAGTACCCTTTACTCCCGAAAATACATTGCCCCTCTTTGAATTAGAACTTAACCCATATGGTCTAAGTGACTCAGATATCGTTGTAACTCCGATTGAAGCAAAACGTTTCACGATGAAAGATATCTCACAGATTGAGAAAAGAATTGATAAACTAGAAGAAGTTACTTCACTATCTCTTCTTGAAGTCGATACATCGGCTCTGTTGGTTCTTGATTCTTCGGGTAACCCTAGAAGTAAATCTGGATTCTTTGTTGATAACTTCAAAGATAGAAGTTTCTCGGATGCACAGAACTCTGAGTATCGTGCTGCGATTGACCCATCTAGAAACTTCTTAGCACCACAAACAATTGAAGATAATGTCGGACTTATCTATGATAGTGCGCTTTCAAGCAATACTATCTTGAAAGGCGATACCATTTTCCTTAATTATGCACATAAAGAAGCAATCACTCAACCAGTTGTTTCTGGTACTGAGAATGTTAACCCATTTGCGGTTATTACTGGAGAGGGTAATATTACTCTTTCTCCCGCTTCGGATGAATGGCAACAGACAAAATATAAACCAGCGAACGTAATTAACAAGACTGCGGAAGAAGACCTTGGTACAATTAACGAAGGTAACCTTGCGGTAGGAACGGCAGTAAGAAGAGGCGTAGCTAACGAATTCGTATGGAGTGGTCGCCCATTTGCACCTATCGGTGGATTTGGATTTATGCAACTTCCAATCTTCAATGGTTGGAGAGGTGTTGCTGATTGGAACTGGCGTGGTGTACCACTTGCTACAAACAGACAGTCAGACGGTGTTGCTAGAGGTGGTGTTACAACTAACAGAGACCGTGCAGGAACCACAACGACCCGTTCATTTTCGCAACGTGTTGTTGTTGGAACAAGAACTGTTCGTAAAGTAGTTGGTGATAAAACAGTATCTCTGACATTCTTACCATTTATCCGTTCACGTAAAGTGTTCTTCCGTGCAGAAGGACTCCGACCTAATACACAATTCTTCCCATTCTTTGATGGTAAACTAGTATCGAATTTCTGTCGTGAAGAGTCTTTCGAAAGATTTTCGTTAGGTGGAACTTCAGGAATCTATTATGGTAACAGATTCCGCAATTCTAGTTCGCACCCACAGGGTTCGAGTAACTTAGAATCAAATGCAAATGGTGTGATTGAAGGTTCATTCTTCATCCCATCTTCAACTACTAATCGTTTCCGTACAGGTACTCGTGAGTTTAAACTACTTGATATCAGTATCAACAATGATGCAGCTGCATTGTCTCATGCATCAATTAACTATGTTGCACAAGGTACATTAGATACAAGACAGAAGACCATTACCTCTACTCGTATCACTCAGAAGAGAACCCGTAAGTGGACAGAAACTACTCGTGTCCGTAACCGTGACCCACTTGCTCAGTCATTTACTGTCACAAAACCTTCAGGTATGTTTGTAACTAAAGTTCAGTGTTACTTTAAGAGTAAGGATTCCAGTGTTCCTGTTGAACTACAGATTCGTCCTATGGTCAATGGTGTCCCGTCTGCAACTGATATTATCGGTAATGCGATTAAATTCCTGTCACCGTCACAAGTTAACTTACCAGCATCACAGACACAGGCTGCGGTACTTGCCGCTCCTACTACGTTTGAGTTTGATGAACCAATCTATCTGAATCCCGAAACGGATTATGCAATTGTTCTACTTGCGGAGTCGGTTGAGTATGAAGCCTATGTTGCTGAGACCTATGCGTTTGAACTAGGTTCTACCGAGAAACGTGTATCACGACAACCTTCAATGGGTTCACTCTTCAAGTCACAAAATGGTAAGACTTGGGAACCAGACCAAACAAAAGACTTGTCGTTCAAGATTTTCCAAGCAGAGTTTGATACTGCTGGAGGTTATGCGATATTTGAGAACCGTGACGTAGAAGATGAGGTTTTAGAAAACAATCCATTCTTCATGAACAATGCGGACGCAACCGTTACTATGTTGTTCCCAAATCATGGTTATGATGTTAATGATACAGTAACTATTGCTGGATTGGATAGTGCAACAACTTATAACGGTATTCTTGGAACTAGTCTCCTTGGTAGCCGAACAGTTACCGCAATTGATGGATTTGGTCTAAGATTTGAAGCTGATAGTGCTGCAACATCTTCGGGTAGATTTGGTGGAACAGATATCATAGTTGACCAACAAGTTCAATTTGATATTGCAACACCAAACTTTACCACAATGCAACCAGACGATACAAGTTTATCCTTTGGTGCTAAGTTTACTACAGGTAAATCTCTGGCAGCTGTTGCTGGTCAACAGACTCGTTATCAGAAAGATGCGACATATAGTGCCGATATTGTGGTGGGTGAAGAGAACTTCTTTACTGCACCAAGACTTGTTGCGAAAGCCTCAAATGAAACTACGGAACTGGGTTCTGGTGTTCGTTCAACAACCTTTAAGATTGATATGGGAACGGTTCGTTCGGATGTATCTCCTGTTATTGATGCACAAAGAGCGTCTCTTACTACCACGTCAAACTTGATTGATAATCAAGTCTCATCTGCTGCTAATGGATATAATGTTCCATTAACATATACGGACGAGACAACACCGTTTGGCGGTTCCGCTTTGGCTAAACATATCACCTCGGTGAATGAACTTGAAGCAGATGCTGTTGGTATGAAAGTACTGGTATCTGCACTAAGACCATCTAATGCTGACTTTGATTTATATTTCAGAGTTGCGAATGATGGTGAAAATATCTTTGATAAGGATTGGACACTTCAATCAACAGAAACAACTATTGCACCAGACCCTAATAACTATCGTGAATATCGTTACTTGATTGGTGGTGATGGTGGTGATGTTGACCCGTTCACTCAATATCAATTTAAAATTGTGATGCGTTCAAATAACTCATCTAAGATTCCTGTCTTCAAAGACTTCCGAGCAATTGCGTTGGCAGTATAATGAGTAGGTATATAATGGTAGACGGAAGTTCTAGTTTGGCAAGAGACCCAAGAACTGGTGCCATAGTTAATATAAATAAAGATGAGATTAACAAAGCACGAGATGCTAAACAACGAAGAAAGAATAAAGATAGAGAGTTTGACGAATTAAAGAATGAAGTCGGTGAGATAAAAGAACTCCTCAATAAACTAGTAGAGAAACTGTAATGGCAACAAATCAACCGACAATTACAACGATTCAGGATACGTTCACTACGTTGGTGACCAATACCAATACAGTGTCCTTAGACTTAGGTGCGACTGGTAGACTAAACACTAATCAAGATTCTAGTGCGGTCGCAGCTATTAACGAACTTGAATTAGGAATTCGTGGTACTTCTAATAATCTAGTCTTAACTGACCTTGCAGACTTTAGTGCTGATAACATCGTATCTGCACTGCATGAACTCGACAGTGACCTTCATGGCGCTGGTGGTGGTAATGCTAAGGCTGACTTAACCACTAATGCGAATGATATCGTATCAGGTATTAATGAACTAGAAGTAGGTATCCGAGGAACATCAAACAATCTGGTCGCAACTGACCTTACAACTATTGCAAATAACCTTGTGTCGGGTGTTAACGAACTTGATAGTGATATCGGTGCGAGACCCCATACTAATCTTACGACAATTGCAAAAAATCTAACTGCTGCTGCAAATGAGTTGGATAGTGATATTGGCGCAAGACCACACACAACACTAACAACATCTGCAAAGAATCTGACAGCTGCAATCAATGAACATGATGCAGAGTTAGGTATAATCACTTCAGGTGCAATGGGAACAATCGCATCTACAGTAAGTGGTGCGATTGCGGAACTGGATAGTGACCGTGACGTTCTTATTACTTTTGTTGAACCTAAACAGGCAATCAATACAACTGCAACAACTGTTGCTGACGCAATCAATGAACTTGATAGTGATATTGGTGCGAGACCCCATACTAACCTAACAACCAGTGCATCAAATCTTACATCTGCGGTTAATGAACTTGATGCGGAACTAGGAACAATTACTGCTGTTGCGATGGGCACTACCGCATCAACTGTATCTGGTGCAGTCTTTGAATTAGAACAAGAGATTGATACTCTTAATACCGCAGTTGAACCTACTCAAGTATTAACAACAACTGCAAACTCACACGCAGACGCAATCAATGAGTTGGATAGTGATATTGGTGCGAGACCACACACTAATCTAACAACCACTGCCAAGACTCTGACGGGTGCAATCAACGAACACGATACCGAAATCGGTGCTGCTGCATTAAATACTTCTGCAACAACTCTACGTGGTGCAATTAACGAACTACATACTGAAGTAGGGGACGCAATAAGTGGTGATAATCTTACTACAGGTAATATTGGTTCGTCTTTAAACTTACTAGATAGTGCAGTAGGTGATTTAGGTATTCTTAACAGTGACGGTTCTATTGCAAATAGAACTAATCTGGTTAGAGCAATCAACTCTCTTGCGGACGATATCCTCCTCTTGGATTCGGATTCAACGTTACAGAGTGCAAGACTGGGTTCATTGAATGATTTAGACGTAGCTTTTGTTGGTGCAGAAAGAGATAATTTTGTTGCAGCTTTAAATGCATTACGAGCGGATATACCACTGATATTTGATGAGAATGGAACACAACTTAATTAATCGGAGAGAACATGACTGTTCCAGTAAAACTAAAAGACAGTGCTAGTGCCGATTTTGTTCAGTTCTCATCGACAGAAGAAAATTATTTAGCATACCAAGCGGGTCTACACCTTGCGTCTGGCGATAGTTCAGACGTAGGTTCTCTTGCGTTCAATATTCATGGGGTTGTTAATACAATCGGTTCCGTGGTTGATACGTCATATGACTCTGCTGTAGGAACAGGCGGTGATGGTTCGTTCTTATCATTCACCACAACTACGACTCCGATTAGACAAACCAAAGGAACCATTACTCCTGCTGGAAGTAATAACCGTCTTCCCGTGATGCAGAGGGACAGTGACGGACAAAGAGTTATTCGTGAGATGAATGATTCTGATGTGAGTGCATTACTCGATAGAGTCGGTTCACGTATCTTTACATCTGACTATCCTGGCTCATATAAACTTTCAACATCAACTCCGTCTGGTGGATATTCGACAGTCTTATCAAATGTAACGACTGATACTAGAACTGATGGAACATCTATACAATATAATCTGTATAGAAGAACTTCAATGACACCACCAACTAAAGTGTTGCCATTTTCTATCAAACGTTCTAGTGGTGATACTGGTACATATCAAGGTCTTCAGTTAATGACTGACGACCAAGTCAAATATTCTATTGGTACTCGTTTACAAAACAAGATTGCGGGTACTGATAATTCTGTAGGTTCATATAAGATTTACAGTGCTTCTGCTGGTACTCCAACCAACAATGGTTTGTCTGGTACATGGCAATCTAAAGGTACTGCAACAGATACTCGTCAAGATATTGTTGATGCAAACTATACTAGAGGACGTGTATCTACTTACTCTCGTCTAAGAGAATCTACTTATAGTGCTGCATATAACAGAACAAGAAGTAGTTCCTATGCTAGTACTAATGATGTTACTCGTACCAGTACATACTCAGCAACATATTCCCTACCAAGAACTAGTTCATTCACCACTAATGGTTTCATAGGAAACTACATTGGTAATTATCAAAGAACAACGAGTGGAGTTTATACTCGAAGTCGTCTGGCTACTCTCGATTATGCTGGTGATTATGTAGGTAACTTTGTAGGTAACTATTCTCGTTTATTAGGATTTACTGGTAACTATTCAGGTGTGGGCGGAAACTTTCTTAGAGATTCTACCAGAGTATCGACATATGGTAGAACCTCTACTAATACTTTTGTTGGTAATTATAATCGAAGTGTAACTTACCTCGGTAATTATACTGGCAATTTCTTGGGCGAATACACTCGTGATAGTCAAAGAGTCCCAGCAGTTGACTTTACTGGCAACTTTGTTGGTAACTATTCACGTAACTTCCTTCGTACTCGTAATTCTAATTATCAAAGAAACACTTTAATAGACTCTACTAGAACGTCTACCAGAGATTCTCAAAGAACTGATATCGGCAACTTTACTGGTGATTTCACTGGTAACTATTCACGTAACTTTTCTGGCGCATTTACTAGAAACTCTTTGGACGAAATGGCCTATGTTACTGTTTACTCACGAGGTACAGTAAAGGCTGGTGACATTACATACTATACTGGTAACTATCTAGGCACCAATCAATATGTTAGACATAGTGTTACGGCAACTGGTACAAGTAGTGCATACTATTACAGTAAAGTGAGTCTTGATTATATTTCCAGTGGTGATATATTCTGGCAAGTCCCGATTGCTGATGGTGATAACATTAACACTAAAATATTTAGAGTATACTGGGGAACAAGCGTATTGCCATCTCCTGGCCAAGTAGCGGTTGCTCTAGCTTATTATGACCCCAATGCCGATGGTAACGTATTGACAAGCGGGTTTAATCTGACTTATGCTCAGTATGAATTGATAACTGGTTATTATGACCCAGATACTGCAAGTACTGTGGTTCCGACATACGAAGCCTTTATGACAGCGAGTTTACTAGATTTTCATACAATGTTGTCGAAGATTACCCGAATAAAGGATGATGCGGATGGATATGAGTATGAAAAAGGAGACTTTCAAGCACTTGATGGTGATGGTGGACTGGACGGCCAGTTAGATAATGCTCTTTATTCTGTAAGAAGAAGAACACTGACATCTTATGTCGGTAACTTTAGTGGTAACTTCCTTGGTAATTACTCCAGAAACTTTGCAAGGGATTTTCTCAGAAACAGTACTAGAACTTCTACTACTAACTTCCTTGGTAACTTTATTGGTGATTTCCTTGGAAACTTTGTTGGCGACTTTACGGGTGATTATCAAAGAAGTTTTATTGGTGAGTATAGTAGAAACTATCAACGTACTCGTGTGACAGTCTATACTGGACTTGATGGATTCACAAATAACTATCTTGGTAACTATATTGGTAATTTCAGTCGAAACTTCACAACAACCTTTATAGGTAACTATTCCAGAAACTTTGTGGGTAATTACATTGGTAACTATGCACGTAACTTCATTGGAAACTACAATCGAACATTCACAGGCAACTACGCAGGTGCCACTATAGGGGCTACGAATTCAACCATTGAGACTTATACTCTCTATGTAAGAACAGCATAAATAGGTTGATATGGGAACTACAACACTAAAACTTGAAGGCACCAATGGTGACCTCAAGGAGATAACAACCGCAGAAGAGAACTACCTTGCGTATCAGGCAGGGTTGCATCTGTCTGCGTTGGATTCTAGTGATGTCGCAACATTAACTCAAGTCAGTACCAGTAATACCCTAATCGGTACATTTACTGATACTACATTTGATGATGCGCCTGGCACACATGGATTTGCGGGTGGTACTGTTCCTGTTACACAAACAACAACTTCTTTATATCAAAGAGAAGGTGTCGCTGATTTCTCAGGAGATTCAGCTTCAGCTGCATTTCGATACCCCACAGAGTTTGTTGACAACGGTGGAACACCAGAAGTTCACGAACTGGATTCGGCTGAAGTAGATACCCTTGCCGACAGACTTACTTCTCGTATCGTAACATCCGAAT